GGGCGCTGTTTTTGTTTGCCTCCTAAACTATCAAAGGAGGCATATCATGCCTAATGTATTGAATAACCTAGCTGCCGACCTGTTCGTAGGAGCAGACAAGGTAAGCCGTGAGCTTACCGGCTTTATCCCGGCAGTGACACTGAACAACGGAAGCGACCGCGCAGCCATTGGCGATGTCGTTCGCTCGCACTTCACACGAGCTGCCACTGTTGCTAATCGCAATGTGGGGATGGTGATTAGTGAAGGCGCGAATCAAACTATTGATAATAAGACGATTACTATCACTAAAGATCGCTCTGTTGAAATCCCCTGGGAAGGCGAGGAGATCAAACACGTAAATAACGGTTCTGGTTTTGAAACGATTCAGGGCGACCAGGTCTTTCAGGCCATGCGTGGCTTGACGAATGAGATTGAACTTGATCTAGCTATTGCAGCGCATAAAGGCGCGTCACGTGCTTATGGTACGGCTGGAACGACTCCATTCGCAACCGCTGGTGATTTCTCGGACGCCTCTTTTGCTAAGAAGATCCTTGTTGATAACGGCGCTGGAGAGTTTGGTCATCAGTTGGTTATGAATACAACTGCTGGTGCAACTATTCAGGGCAAGCAGGCTCAGGCCAACATCACTGGCACAGACTCTTTGCAGCGTCAGGGAATTTTACTACCACTATCTGGCTTGGATTTGCGTCAGTCTGCACAGGTGCAGAACTTCACAGCAGGCGCGATGGCCAATGCAACTTCTGATGCGGCTGGTTATGCAGTTGGCTCAACTGTTATCACTTTAGCAACGGCTGGCACTGGTGTTGTATCTGCTGGTGACATTGTAACTTTCGCTGGCGACACCAACAAATACGTTGTGGCGTCTGTAAGCTTTGCAGGAGCTAACCCAGCCGCAGGCGATACCATCACGTTGCAAGCTCCTGGTTTGCGTAATTCGGTGGCGGCTTCTGCCACTGCGATATCTGTCGTTGCATCATCCGCACGTAATGTGTGTTTCAATCGCTCTGCAATCGAGCTTGTCGCGCGTGCGCCTGCAACACCGGTCATCGGGGGCGTGGTTCGTGATAGTGCTGTTGACCGTATGATGGTTGTGGACCCAATCAGCGGGTTGCCGTTTGAAGTGTCTGTTTACCTTGGTCAGGGCAAGGCTATGTTGCAGGTAGCGATGGCCTGGGGCACTAAGGTGTGGAAGCCGGAGCATGTAGCGACCCTGTTGGGTTGATTGCTTAACAGTGGGGCATTGCTTCGGCAGTGCCTCAAATTAAGTAGTTAAAATCAAAGGAGTGTGATATGTCAGAAACATGCGAGACCGTAACGGTCGTCAATGATGCAGGTATCAAGATCATTATGAATAAAAGCGATTATGATGCGTCAGTGCATAAATTGTATAAAGAGCCTGCGAAGCGCAAAGCGTCTAAGTAAAAATGGCTCTAATCGTTGAAGACGGCAGCAATGTTGCCAATGCAAACAGCTACTCGTCAGTGGCCGACTTTGTTGCGTATGCAGCAAGCGTTGGTGTGACTATCCCAGCCGACACTTCAACGGAGGTAGAGTTGGTGAAGGCGGCCCAATTCATCGATCATCACGAAACAAACCTGAAAGGCACGCGTAATGTTCGTGATCAGGACATGGCGTTTCCGCGATTCGGTTTGCAGCTTGAAGGCTGGTACTGGAACGCGAACGAAATCCCACGGCAGGTTAGACAATGTCAGTGGGCGTTTGCGCTTGACATACATGCGGGCATTGATCTTTACAACCGTCCAGCTAATCCAAACCCTGTAGCGAAGCGTGAGCGCGTTGAAGGCGCTGTAGATGTCACTTATGCTGTTATTGATGGTGCAGGCCAGAAAGCAACACGCACAAGCACCGGTGATTCATTGTTGCGGACATTGTTGCGTAATAGCGGTCTGTATGTCGTTGAGTTGCATAGATAATGAGTTTCTATGTCAGTATGGCTGCAACTGCACTCAAGCTTCTGACCAAGTTTGGTGCTGATGTTACTTTGCAGCGCACCACGGGGGAGGTTTTTGACCCGATCACGGGCAGTGTAACAGCGGGCAGTGTGGCAGATATTGTCACTGTTGGCTTGTTGCGACCATATCCTGATACGGTGATAGATGGCAAGCGAATTTTAGCAGGTGATAAAGAGTTGATTTTAAGCAGTTCACAAACGCCGCACGCTGACGATAGGGTGTTGATAGCTGGCGAAGCCTGGAGTATCCAAAACATCAAGGCTGTTAAGCCAGACTTGGCAGCGGCTGTTATTTTCCTTGTGCAGGTGCGCAAATGAGCTGGGCAGATGATTTAGAACGCTTGGCTAGTAAGGGCGGTAAAGATTTAGGCAAGCTAGCGCTGGCGATTAAGATCGAATTATTCAGCGGCATTGTCGAGCTAACACGCGTTGACACAGGACGGCTCAAAGGGAATTGGCAGATACAAGAAAACAAGCCGGCTGGCAATATTTTAGACAGAAAAGATCCAAACGGTTTAATTGTAACATCTGAAATAAACAAGGGAGCAAGCGTGGATGGGCTGACCTATTTCACAAACCACCTACCATACGCTAAAAAATATGAAAATATTGACGGCATGGTAGGGCGTAATGTGGCTCGTGTTCGTCAAATTGTGAAAGATGAAGCCAGGGCGTTACGATGAGCATTAAAATTGACCAAGCTTTTACAGCGCTGATGCTGGGTGGCTCCTTGGGCATTGATATAGTCCATGATAACGGCGCATACTCAACGTGGGACGGCGCATCATATACAAGCAAGCGTGGCGTTTATGAGCCGCAGGCACGGCGCGAGTTTATGGAGATGACAACATTTCCAGCAAATAAGGCCGCTCTTTCACTTGCTGATACTGATGATGCAGTGGGCGTGTATCAGTGCATATTGAAATACCCAGCTGACGTTGGCGCGATCATTGCCAAACAGAAAGCAGAACAAGTTTTGACACGGTTGAGGATTGGATCTAAACTAACCTACTCAGGACAAGAAATTAACATCACTTCTAATAGTAGAGATGGTGGACGGGTTGACGGTGGATTTTATGAAATCGTTATCCGCGCAAATTATCGGGCGTTTGTAGCTCGATAAAAACAGGAGGCTATCATGCCAGCTACATCCATGAACGGTACTACGATCGGTACATCCGCAGCACTTCCCGCGACTTATAACGCGGCAGGTTATGGAGCATTAACGTTTACAAATATTGGGGAAGTTTTGGACATTGGCGAACTCGCCAAAACCTACAATCTAATCACCCACCAAACACTTGGACGTAATTATCCTGAAAAAATCAAAGGCACTTTTGATATTCCGAACGTGACTTTGACACTCGGTAAAATCGCGGCAGACGGTGGGCAGGCGGCGTTGCAGACTGCATTAGCAGCAGCCGCAAGCTATGCATTCGTTATTTCCTTGCCGTCTGGCAACTCTGGCTCATTCACAGGAAAAGTTGTTAAAGCGGGTCAGGGGGCTGTCGCAGTTGATGGCGTTGAGACCACAGTCGTTGATATTGCTATCGACCCAAAATCATTGTTTGAAGCGTAACGAGGAGCTTAATTAAATGGACTTAAACGACATTAACTTAGAAGAGAAATCCAACAACGGCGCATCATTGGAGCTGGAACATCCAGTCACTGGTGAGCCGTTGTTACATAATGGCGGGCCTATGACTATTTTGCTCGCTGGTACTGATTCTGTAGCATATCGAGACAAGCAACGCGAGATTCAAAACCTCCGTTTGATTCTTGCGAGTAAAGGCCGTAAGCCTGATTTTACAGGGCTTGATTCCGAAGCGTTGGAGTTGCTTGCTGCATGCACGCTGGGTTGGTCGGGTCTTATTCTAGGTGGCGAAGCTTTGGAGTTTTCAGAAAGCGCAGCACGCAGGCTATACGAATCACACGGCTGGATTAAAGAACAGGTCGATGTGTTTGTAGGTGAGCGCGCCAATTTTTTTACGAGTGCCTAGAACAAGCTGAACGATACGTTAAGCAGAGAGCGTGGCTCGCTTCGACACCAAAGCAGAAGAAGGGTGTGGAAGTCGAGTCGCGCGGCTCACGTATTGAACGGTTGAGTGATGAGCCGGACTTCAATCTCCCCGATGTTGGCGAGCTTGAATATATAGTAGGCTGGTTAATTGAAATGGGCGAAGCACAGCAAACAGGTGATGGCTTGATCGCGAACACATGGCAGGAACTAGAAGCGTTTTCTACGCTTTCTGGTATGCGTATGTCATGGTTCGAACTAAACACAATGCGCCGCTTGTCGGTTGCGTATGTAAACGAATACTACAGGGCCAATGGTAATGATTGCCAGATGCCTTGCATTGATGTTGAAAGCATGAAATCAAAGGTTGAAAATAAAGTTAAGTCGCTATTCGCGCTGCTAAGGAGTTAAGATGTCCAGTGATATTGTAGACGTTGGTTTAGCAGTAGACAGCCGGCAGGTTAAAGAAGGTACAAATGCGCTTGGAAAGTTTGGCAAACAAGCGCACCGCACAGAAACTGCAACGGATAAGCTTAACCAGTCGTTGAAGCGCAGCGCAATCGCTATGGGGGCAATGGCTACAGCAAGCGCGGCTGCATTCACTCTGATTGAAGGCAAAGTGATTTCTGTATCCGCGGAGTTTGAGAACTTTCAAATCAGACTGCAACACACTCTAGGGTCAGTGGAAGAGGGCAACCGCCTATTTCAAGACATGACCAAATTTGCTGGCGAAGTGCCGTTTGCATTCAATGATATTATGGATGCAGCAACGAATTTATCGGGAGTCATGACTGGCGGTGTTGACGATGTAAATAAATGGATGCCAATGATTGCTGATTTGGCGGCAGTGTCAGGGCTTTCTATTCAGGAAACCACAGATCAGGTTGTTCGCATGTATTCGGCAGGGGCTGGTGCTGCGGATTTATTCAGAGAGCGTGGCATAACTGCTATGTTGGGTTTTCAAGCTGGCGTTAGCGTATCTGCCGAAGAGACCAGGAAGAAGCTCATAGAAGCCTACAACGACCCAGCAAGTAAATTCGCAGGTGCAGCCAATGATTTGGCAAAAACATGGGATGGTTCAATGTCCATGATGGGCGATAAATGGACGCTTTTTATCAACCAAATTGGCGACAAGGGGTCATTTAACGCATCGAAAGGCGTCCTTTCCATATTCTTGGACGAGATAAGCAAGAGCGGCGACAGTATAGATGGCCTATCTAGCGCAATATCTGACGCGCTGATAAACTCCATGCAGGTCGCAATCGTTGCAACGGAACAGCTTTCCAAGGGGATCGTTGGGTTGACTGTAATTGATGATATATTAAGACTCGGCATAGATAAGACATCTAGTGTTATTGTTGACGCGTTCAAAGCAGAGTTGGAAGGCGTTTCCGGATTACTTATGATGATTCGCGATGTTACGGGTCAAGATTTAGGCGTCAATGCTGTTGAAGAAACTATCGCTTCAATAGATATGCTCAGCAAGGGTATCAATGAGACTAAAAAAGAAAGCGTCATCGCGCTTGATAGCGCGGTACTGTCTGCGGACGAGTCACTAAAAAAGATTGAAGCGTTGACCGTGAAGCTTTTCACTGCCACAGAAACAGCGAGGAACGCAACGACTGCCAATGTTAATGGAACAGTAGCAAGCGGTGATGGTGCTGCACCATCACCATTGCCGCAAGATGGCGCAACAACTAAAACACAAGACGAAATTCTGAACACCATAGAGATACAGATGGGCCAGGAGAACGCGCTAAAGATTCAGAAAATCCAGGAATACTACGCGCAGAAAAACGAAATAGAATCGCTCGCGGCATTGAATGAAGAAGAGCGGCTCGTGTTCAATCGTGAGCGCGAGTTGCAGGCGATTGAAGAGCGTCGCGCATGTCTGAAAGAGCAAGGTGTCACCGAGCTTGAAATCAAGGACCTGACGCGAAATGCGGAACTGCTTGCTGAAATAAATCACGCACGACGCATGCAGGTGATTGAAGAAAAAGCGCAGAAGGACAAAATCGCAGGCTATAAAAAAGCGAACGACATCGTCAATCTTGTGCGCGAAGGTGAATACTCATCCGCATTGGGTACTGCTGCTAAGATGACAGCGGGATTAGCAAAACATAATCGCGCAGCGTTTGAAGCTAATAAAGCTTTCGCTACAGGGCAGGTTCTGGTCGATGGTGTGGTGGCAGTGCAGAAAGCCGCATCAGCATTCCCATTCCCATTTAACGTACCAGGCATATTGACTGAAACACTGGGCGCAGTAACGCGTCTTGCAGCAGTGCGCTCAGCCTCATTCGGCGGCGGCGGTTCAATCCAACAT